GCACTTTTATGTTCGAAGGACTCGTACCAGACCCATTTAGCATCCCGTACGCGGTGATTGGGCCAAAATATGGAGATGACGGCATCGGGCCGCATCTGCCCACAATTACCGACGATGTATGGGAGAAAAGCGCGATCTTCTTGACGCAGAGCATTGGCATGGTGCTGAAGGTGTCATTTTCGACCCCTGAACAAGGCACTTACTTCTTGGGCCGATGCTACCCGAGACCCTTGGAGTCATTAGCTTCCTACGCTGACGTGTGCAAAGCCGTTAGGAAGCTATCTGTCGCCAAAAGTTTAAGCGTAGAGAAGTATAAGTTGAAGCTGCTTGGCTATTGGACGACCGACTCGAAAACACCGGTGATCAGACAATTCTTAATGGTTGTTGCGAAGCTGTACGACCTGGAACTTAAGAGTTTCGAAGGCATGGTCGAACTTGACGAGGAAGATCGACCAGTTCTTTCTACGGAGATGCAACGGCTATACGATTTAGATCGTGATACGTTTTATCGCGTCATCGGAGGCCCATACGATGTGCAAGATGAAGACATTCCCATGATGCTTGAAGCTATTGCCGAGCAGGTAAATTTCAACAACGTTACGGAGTTGAACAATTGGCTCGATGGCCTCATGGAATGCAGCACCTGGGCTGAATTGGACGAGTATTTATTACCAGGAATGGGCTACGACCCCGACGACGACCACGAGGCCGTCGTCCGGATGTCAGGCCCCGTCGCCAACTTGCTGACTTTAAAACCGATGGATCATGAAGCGCTCAAAGCAAGTGAGATGCTCACGACAGAGGATCTGACGGAAGTCGCTGAGTGTCTCAGCGATGACAATCCGGAAGCAGCAAGCGGGGAGCCATCTCACGCGCAAGCGTGAGGTGGCTTTAAGACGCCCTCCCAGCGGACATTTCTTTCATCACGCGTCACCTTCCACGCGTGTGCTGGTTCTTAATGTCCGAGACCGTTAGGTGAAAGCTACCGAATCGGTCGGGCGTGGGTGAGGATTGACCCCCCGAAAGCTACAGGCTTTGGTATCACCACTGGTATCAGAAAGAGAATATGGCAGAAACGCCACAACCACAAATGACACCTCAGCAACTTATGACAGCCGTGCGCAGCAAGGACCCAATGCATGGTCTTTGCACTTCACGCCAGATTAC